GGATAAAAATCATTGGGTTTACCAACTTAACTTCAGAATATCATGAACGAAGAAGAATTAAAATCTCTGGCCTTACAGTTACATAAGGCACAGATACAAGAATATCCCTGGGTCTCAGCAGACCCAGAGGATGCTGAATCCTATATTAGGACTTACGGAGATACTAACGTACATTTGTACTACGATTATTTACTTGCTAACGGAATAGGAGAAGTAACGGAATAGGAGAAGTAGAATTATGAAAATCAGAGCTATTTTAGAAACAGAAACAATGGACCCTGACTTCAGGGAACCCTTCTTAAATGGTATGCCCTTTGACATTACAGAATCAACCTTTGATAGAATTGTACGCTATGCTTCAGGTTGTACTGATGTTCAACAACCAGATGTAATCGCCATGGTTATTCAACATTCATTGGAAAACCGTAAGGAGTTATCGGAATTACTTGACAGATGTAATAATACTACACAAATGAGGATACTTATACCAGTACCAATCTCTTCAATTACCTTTATCAATCAGTACCAAAATACTCTTAAAAAGGCATTAAAGGAGAGAATCAAAGGAACACTGGATGGCCTATCAAAAGAACAACGTGCAGAACTCCTTAATGAGGTACTTAATGAAACTCTAAATGAGGGTTCTTTTAACGACGATTAACCAGTTGTTTTCATATCTATCCCAGAGGCAGGACTCTAACCTAACTAAGAGTCCTGCCTCTACCTCAGTTATATTTGCATATATTATTTATTATTCTTACATTTGTAGTGAGAAATAAAATATATTATTCATTTTAAAATAGACAACAACATGGTTAATCTTTACAAACTCACCAACTTACTTGAATCTGGGATGACCATATTCCAGCTCAATCAATGGAAAAACGAAGGTATCTGGTATCCAATTACCCAATACAAAAAGGAATCAAACGAAATCGAGGTAGTCACCAACGTATTTACTCCTCTATCCGAGGAAAATCCAAGATTCCATATTCAACTATCAGCTAACTATGATACAGAAAAAGCCGAATGGAATCAATTTCTAGAGGATAACCAATGGAAACTTTATCCATTGCTCAGGAATATACTTAATGTATTCTTACCACCACATGAACCCGGGTACCGTATCTTATATACATTATACCCTGAAGGTTTCTTATCAGTAATTGCCGAACCATTAAAATCAGAGGAGGCCTAACTATGTCACAATCAAAAACTTATCTTAAATTTAAAGAGACACGTTCCCAAGAGGACCTTGAAACTCTTAACTCATATCTCAAACGTTTATCAGAAATATCCGATATACTCAATGGAGACGAGGACTTGGATAATGAAACCGAAAACAAACTATATGACGAGGATGAGGACCTTACAGATAAAACAATCCGGCTAATATTCGGGGACGTATTTTTCGTATTTGCCGGAGAATATAACCTTGACGGGTACGATTCCTGGGAGGATACTATCGAGGACCTAATCGAGGACTTATGTACAACCTATCAAGAATTACATGAAGCCTAATATTATACTTATCTTAGTCATGGGAGGAATTATCCTAATAATGGGTGCATCCTCCCATCCTACTAGCGAAGAACCTTTAACTTATGAGAATACTCATTGCTTAATATTAATAATATGCTAGAACAGTCCAAATTTTTAGTATCCTTCGATTGCCAAAACGAAAAGTTCTGCGAGGAATTAATCATAACCTATAGAACTGAGGAACTAAGGCCATATCTAATATTCCCAAGGGTAAAACTAAATCCTAACCACCTTCATGTATATCATACTAAAAGGATAATCTCAGAACTTATAGGTATGCCATACTCTTCCATCGAAATAGTTGACCTTATAAGGCTCCAGTAAGTAATTGGGGTTATTGCATATTTAAAATATTATTCTTATATTTGCATAAACATTTAAAAATAGACGTTATGAATGAAGAAAGTAAATTAATCGAATTATTTAAAAAATACCCAGAGTATAACCAAGAACTAAAACATTACGGAAAATGAAACTAAAAATCACAACCTTAGTAATCGTAGAAGAGGGCCAAGTCCAAGACATCTACCATTCACTTGAAGATAACCAAGACAAGGCTTATCAAGAAATCATAGACCAGGTAAATGCCGAATACGGAGACGGAGGAGTATTACAATTCTATTCTCTACAAGGTATCAAGGAATACTTCGAAATCGTACATATCCAAACCCAAGAACTAACATCAATAGGATTCAAAACCGCAATATTAGACCTATGAAAAAGAAATCCAAGAACCAAGTATACATACCTCACCAGGATAAATGGAATGAACACTTTCCTACTCCAGGTAAACCAAACCCCAATTACTACACGGACTCAGGTGCAACCTTCAACAAGCACCTACGTACCCAAAACAAATTAAAACAGAAAAGGAAATGAAAACCCTACTACTAATCCCAGTAATCCTATATACCTGGTTATCATTAACCCACAGGGATAAGATATACCATCAAATACCAAACCCCACCAACAAACAAAAACACATATACATAATCCTACAAGGCCTACAGATAATCCTATTAATCCTATTAGAAACTGTAATCCTAAGATACACCTAACCCCAAACAAAAACAAATAACCAATAATATACATAAAGCCCAGTATGAACATATAATACAAAATCATACTGGGCCTAACTATGTAACATAATACACCTAACTAAGATACATATAACCTTCAACCTAATATAATACTAACTACATATACTATTCATAATACAATCTACTTTTGGGGCCTTCCGGGGGTCGGAAAAATTTGAGGTAGGGGATCTGGCAGAGGCTTTCTACTATACAACACCACTACTCTATAGCTATCTAACACATATGTCTCATGGTCCTAAGGCTATATAACCAATTGCCTAAAAGGCCCACAACTAAGGCCCATTTGGGTACCTAAATCCCCTTAATCCTAGACCCCTAATGGCCCTTTTATTACCTTAATCCGATTACCTAACTAAGCACTATTATATAATATACTAATTAAAATAACAAGGTAATATGAAACACAGAAGACATCCTAATTTCCCATCCTATAGGTTTTACTCGGACCGTAGGATAATGAACAAAACCACTAATCGTTTCATTAAGGTTAAACCTCATATGAAGCTAATAGATGCCGAAGGTAAACGTAAAAGCATTACTTCGGATAAGCTATTTAGTCAACTATTTCCTAATCTGTATTCTTGGGAGCCATATAAGGCCTTACGTACTAAAGCCATAATACCAAAAAAGAGGATTAAAAGGAAATATACTAAGGCTTTCATTAATAAGGTTAAAGAAGAGGCAAATACGAAAACCTATGATGAACTTATTAGGGAGTATAATATACCAATGGGTACTATAGGTTATTTATTAAAGAAAGGTAGGTCTTCGGATAATGGTAATATAGTTATTAATATTAATAGGGTAATAATTAGGAAATAGGTAATATGGTCCTAGAGCTTTTGCAGTTATTAGCTAAGTATTTATATTAGTATTAATTGCAAGATTTCTAGGACTTATGGTGTTATGGCCTTACTCCATTAATGGCCTCAGTAGGATTAATAAAAATTGATTAGGATTTTGCTATATTATTTATTATTCTTATATTTGCAATGTGATAATAAACAAGAATATTAATTTTTAAATCCTATATCCTATGCGTAGTATTAAACCCAACTTAGTTAAAACTTGGTTCACTAAAAACCAAGCAATCCTAAACATTGATTCTCGGGTAGATGAGAAAGGAGTTCTTGAGTATCTTTCCTTCCTCATAGATGAAGGATATCTACACATCCCAGAATTTACATTCAAGGCATATAATTGCTCAGAACTAGCTCCCGGTCGTATAGTACATAATTTCTATTATGAACTTTCTAATAGAACTCTTACAGGAGCCCAAATAAACTCTATACTTGCAGAATGTCCTTTATTATTCGATGATGGTTCTCAACCTAAGCCTGCCTATACCGCTTATCTGGGTTCATTATACATTACCATTATTGCAGAAGCCTAATCGCTAACTTAGGTACACCCTATAAGCCCAGCCTATCTTAGGTACTGGGCTTTTTCTTAAGCCTTTCTATGTAGGCCATCATGGGACTTATTTATGGCTTACCATAGGCCTAATTACAGACCTATAGGCCATAGTACTCTATAGACTCCATGTATGGCCCAGGGCATTGTAGGATTGCCTGCTAGTCACCTAATGGCCTTTATGTATGATAATATACAGATAATAACTACCGGACTGTATGGGGCCTCCAAATTTCTAAAGTGGTACCTATACCAACCCCTTCTATATCCTACCTTATATCCATCAATATACCTATATCTAATGCCCACAACCATGCCCACCATTCAAACCCCTAAAACCTACTTGCACAAATTTTACACGAAATTATTAAAAATAATTCTTTAAAAATTTCTCGAAAATTTTTCTGAAAATGTTTTGTAGATTCAAAGATATTTTTTATCTTTGTAGTGTTGAAAAAGCAAAGAGATATTTAAAATTTTGATTAACAATTTTTATAGAAAAAATTCTCTGAAAATTTTGCTAATTAAAATATAAATTGTATCTTTGTAATGTAATCAAAAAGCGATGTTTGACATATTGAAACAATATAAAATTAATTTATTCCTTTTCTCTTTTTCTTATAAATCATTTAGTTTTATAGAGAAAAGGATATAATAAAATAAACTTAAAAACTAAATGTAATTTTATTATGGAAGAATTAAAAAATGTAGTAGTAGAAAAAGAAGTTGCTAACAACAAAGTAAACAAAGTTAGTACAAATAAAGCAAAAGCGCAAGCAAAAGCAAATAGCACTATTAAATTATCAGTTGATAGTATTTTTAAAAGTCTAAATGAAAAAACTAACGGACTTTTAAAAACTTCTTTAGGGAAAAAGACCGAAATTTATATTGAAAGTCTTTTTGCAGAGTTGAACGAAAAGCAAAAGAAAACGTATCGAAAGAAATTAAGAAATACAACTTTTTCTTTGCTTGATTCGATTTGCAAAGCGAAAGAAGAAAAGAAACAAAATGAACTAAAAACACTTGTTTCTGCATTTACAGAATTTTATAAGCAAGTCTACAAAGTGAATGATTTTTCATTTGCAAGTATTGCAAGCGAAAATACAAAGGACACAAAAAAAGAAGTTCTAACAAAAGGTTTACAAATAGTCAAAAATTTCAAGTAATTAAATGATATGCTATTAAATGTATTTTTATTTGTTGGTGTAATTTGGGTATTAATTCAGATTATCAAAGATACAAAAGATTTTTTAAAGAACTTATAAACTAAATAAAAAGTAAGGGAAAGCAAAATAAATGTTTGTCCCTTACTTTTTATTTTTGAATGTTAAATTTAACGTAACCGTACCCCGTTTTTAGTACCACACCAAAATCGCTCCTCGCTTAAAGAGGTACCCCGATTATCCCACAAACCCCACAACACACAAAGAAGCCAGAGACCTAACATCCCTGGCATTCATCCTATAAAAGGATATCTAATATCTCCTTAATCCTATCCTTCCCTAAGACCCTTCTACCATTTCTTATCTCATAGAAGAAAGTATAATACATCTCAAGTTCTTCCATCCAAATCCTATCTCCTCCCTCTAATAATGGTTCTATTCTCATCATATCCTCAGGATTAATCCATAACCGATACCAAACCATATTACCTTCAGAACATCTTAGGATTCTCTTATTGCCATCATCCTTTATTACAGTTACCGTTACCATATTGCCTAAACATTTCTTGATTCAACCTAAATCCAGGCCTTGAGATAATCATTCTCTGGATATCATGTATCTTCATTGCCATCTCATTTGCCTCCATCGGATGATTGATAGGTAATGCCAAAAACCTATTCCAAATCTCTTCGGTAAGCATAAGGATTTCCTCTTCCTCTTTGGTAAGCTTTGCTAAATCTTCCATCATGGGTATATTTTAGGTTCTTCAAAGGTAAGAGGAGGGAGCTCTGGTTCTCCCTCCCTTTTAATTCTCTCTAAATCCTCTAAGGCACACTCTAGTATTTTAATACGTTCAGCATTATATTCTTTAGATACAGGGAACCAGAATGCTGTTCCTAGAAGGTATTCATGTCCTTCTAGGTTTTCTAATGGCATTCTATACCATATCCTACCTTCAATTCTTAATCCTTCTCCTTGCAATTTTATGATGGTAGGGTTATAATAACCAAAGTATACTATCTCGATATTAAACCTTTGTGGGGTGAACCATGGTTTAATTACATGTCTCCATAGGAAAACTTCTTCGACTAATGCAAATTCTCTACTGATAGTTCTGCTTACATCAATTAGGTCAGCACATAATCCTCTTGGAGAATCGGGTATATTAAGCCTTCCATATAGGACTGCTTCAAATGTATTCTTTACTGGAAGATAGTAATTTCTTATCCTTTCTTCGATTACCTTATTCTCTTTGGAATTATAATCGATTGCAGTGTACGTAGGCTTTTCCATCCTTCTCTAATTTTCTTTCAAACCATTGGCAGGTAATACACTTTGGACTTCCTACCATTATCTGTACTTCTCCTTTAATTACTGGACATGGATTGGTAAGCTTCTTTTGCCTACCTACCTTCTTCGTCGTTATTTCTCTGTTCATAGTTATTAAAATATGTGATTAGTAAATATATCGGAAATAGGGGCATGATTAACCAGACTGTTAGGAAAAAGAACCCCACCCTTTTCATTGGGTGGGATGAGGTAATTACTCTGGTCATAAACCATGCAGGTATAAAACATATGGCATATATAATGCCTAAGATTATCCAGGTTATCATTGTTCAAAGTACTTATTTACGATTTTGGATATCTTCTTATCTAACTCTACAATTAGTTCGCTGAACTCTTTGTCCTTCATATCTTTTATCTTGGCTTCGATAAATTCCAGGTTTCTCTTAATAGAGAAATAAGATTTGAAGGCTTGGTAATCCAATTCAGATTTATCTGTTAGAGGTAATATCATACTTGATTTACCATCTAACCTTGTATAGAATCCATCGGGTCCCAGGGTTCTTGATACCTTTACTTTGTTACTCAGTACTGCAAACCCACCTTTCTTATCGATAGATTCTACAGTTACTTTCTCCATAAGAGTTTTGCCGTCAGAGAAAATGACTTCTTCACCCTCCTTTAGCTTTTTGGTTTCTTTGTTCTTTTTCATATCTTTATTATTAAATTGTTTATGCAAATATACAAAATTAATCTGATTTAATGCAATTATTAATCATTATTTTTAAATCTGCTGCGGTAAAGGATTTCCTGTTAAGTAAGTTATCCAATTGTTCTGGAGTTAGAATTATACCATTTGGAGTAAAAAGTTCTCTTAAGTGTGCCGGAATTATTCCCTGGAATCCCCAATTATTATATGAACCTATATACAATTTATTATTTACCATTGCAGCAATATATTTCTTGGTTGAACCTAATGACTCTCTTCTAAAGGTAGCGACTTCTAACCAAATCTTATTTAAGTGAATAGAATAATGCTGAAAATAGGGTGTAACTAAGGGAATCATTTCATAATTAGAATCCTCTATCAAAGTTTTATCTGATTCAAGGATTCTATGCCAAAAAGCACATCGAAAACAAAGTTGTTTTTCCCTCATTAATTGAGGTACTGTTTTGGCTAAATCGTAATCATCCAAATCTAATGGTGAATTACATAGGTGACATGTGAGTTTCTCTTCCATATTATTATAAATTTTTATATAAGATAATAGAACTCCTAACTATCATCCAGATAAGGTATACGCAATACTTTCTTTTCTTTAATGAACTTTAAAATATAACGTTATGGATAAGTTAACTAATGAAATGATTGTGGCTCTGGCCAATGATTTAGGACTGGAGCCAGCTCTTTTAAAGGCAGTACAACTGGTTGAAGGAGCAGGTAGAGATGGATTTCTAGTAGATGGTAGACCTCAAATTCTGTTTGAAGGTCACATTATGTACAAAGAAATCAAAAATAAGTTCGGTTTAGACAAGTCAGTAGCTGCTCAAAAGAGTTACCCTACGATTTGTTTCCCAAAATGGGATAAATCGAAGTACTTAGGAGGAGCAAGTGAGTACAAAAGACTCGAAATTGCCAAGAAAATCGACGAAGAATGTGCTTTGAAGTCAGCTTCTTGGGGAATGTTTCAGATTATGGGCTTCAATCACAGCTATTGTGGCTGTAAAGACGTCTTCGAATTCGTGAAAAAGATGCAAGAATCTCATGCAAGTCAGCTAAAACTCATGTATTACTACATGAATAATACCAGTTGCTTGAAAAATCTGAAAGAACATGACTGGGCAGGCTTTGCTCGGAAGTATAATGGTCCTGGTTATGCTGAAAATGCCTATGACCAGAAGTTAAAGAACGCTTACGAAAACTTTAAAAACAAGATATAATGAAGGTAATTTACAACAAATTCATCCCTTTCAAAGGGTATAAAGCCATGAATTTATTCGGCATCGTCTTCGTAAGAAAAGGTGCCAAGTTTGATGCCTATGATTACAACCATGAGAAGATACATCTCAAGCAAATGCAAGAGATGTTGTGGATTTTCTACTACTTGTGGTATGCAATCGAGTACCTAATCATCATGTTCTTTGCTAAATGGAACAAACAAAGCGAAAGATATCATGATGTAAGCTTTGAAGAAGAAGCCCATAACAATGACCATAACCTGGATTATACTAAGGTTAGGAAACATTATTCCTGGGTTAAGTATGTAAAACTTAGAAGCTACAAGAAATAGGTCTTTTTAATTCGGTATAGGGCTGGTTTAGATATCTTAAATTTTTGACAAAGTCCTCGTATAGTAGTATATCTATGTAATCTTAAACACCTGATTATTCTACGTATTTTACGAGGACTTATCTTATTATAACCTCCATGAAAATAGAATCTACCCTCTTGAATACACTGTTGGGTATTCTCTTTCTGAGTTCCCCACTTAAGATTCTCGGCTCTATTATCAGTACGTATATTATTTAAGTGCATTACTACTGGTAAATTATTAGGATTGGGTATATAAGCCATTGCTACTAATCTTGATACCTTATAATGTTTTCTTAATGATTTATGTTTTAGAGTAACTAAAGGATATCCGTAGGATTCTTTAAACTTTAAAGGAACCCAGGATTTATTTCTGAACACTTGGATAGACTTACCATTACCGAATACTCTAACTTTAAGACCATGTAAAATTATATCTTTATACATATTATAAAATATTTAGTTTATGAACATAAATAGATACACGGTATTAGGTGTATGCGCTGGCCAGGGAGCTTTACTATTCCCTTTCAGGAAACATCTGATTGGGAATATAGAAGTAAGAGGAGTATTCCATACTCCAGGTGAAGAGCAATGGAAAGCTAATTTTGGTAATATACCTTTCTATAAAGGGTTCTGTTTACAAGAATTTGATGAGAAAGTGGATATCATTATATCAAGCCCGGATTGCGGAGCATCTTCAGTAATGAGGTTATCTAAAGTAAAGGAATTGGGTAATCCCAAGGATAACCGGAGTTTAAATCTAGTAACTGCTGCAATATTAGAGTATAAGCCTAAGATTTTTCTTATTGAAAATCTTCCTCGTTTGCTATCTTTACTTCCTTGTGAATTCTTTGAGGAAACCTTTAAGGACTATAAACTTATTTTTCATGAAAGATCAGTTTCTGACTATGGGAACTCCCAAGTATCAAGGAAACGTTTAATTGTCATTGGAGTGCATAAGAAAACCGGTAAGAAATACTTGAATGCTTTTGATGAAGTATTCCAAGTAAAAGCTCCAAAACTTACTAGAGATTTACTCTTTGTATCTCCTTACGGGAATAATTATAACATTCCGATAGAAAAGACCCTTGCAATGTATGACTATCGAAAGCTTCCGGAAAAGAAGAATCTGACCGTTGAGAAGATTCAAGTATTATGGAATAGTGCTTTCAAGCAAGAGAAGAAATGGCCCATTAAGACTGCTAAGATGAGTACACTCCCGGGAGTGTATCGATTGGAGTTAGATAAACCACCTCTAACTTTAAGACCTGCAGATAGGCAATTTAGACCTGATGGATACCCTCTTGGGATTAACGATTTCAAGGCAATCATGGGATTTCCTAAACAGTTTAAGATTTACATTGACCAAGAGAATTACCTTTACTGGTTAAACAAAGCAAGGTATACCATTGCCAAAGGTTCGGTATATGAAGTTGGGATTTGGTTTAGGCGATGTATCAAGAAGGCCCAGATACCTTGAATTTTTATTTTTTCTCTTTTATATATTTTCTCTTTTTTGTTTAGCTTACCTATAGCTATTAGACTATTAGCCAATAGAACATAATTCTAATCTGAAAGGAAAAGGGATTGTTAAGGGAGAAGGAGAACAAGCCAAGAACGTAACTGATTGATTTTGAATTGATTAAGTATGTATTACTCTTGGCAACTGAATGCCAAGTCATTGATAATTAATATGTTAGCTTATGAACAAGAAAAACCTAAAGAATGCCTTAGTACTTTTGCTACTAGGATTTACTATTTACCTTTGCTTCAGGAATTACAAACTGAATTCATATATCAGACAACTTCCTGATTCATCGGTCATTGGCATTCCTGATACAATCAAATTGAAAGAGAACTTCAAACCTGTGATACCCTATACACAATTGGTTCAGCCCCAGAGAATTCTTCTCTACGACTTCTATCGAAACAGTAGCAATTCGACTAAACCCCAGGCTTCTGATTCAACAGCGGTTACTTCGAATAGAATTAGTAGAGAAGATTCTTTGGTCCAATTTACCTTGGATAAAAACCAATTGAATCTAAGTTTATTCAACAAGGAAACAAACTCATATTCAACGAGAATGTTTAACATGGACTTAGATAAGTATAAGTACAATTGGTATGAAGGTCAATTAACTCAAAAAAGAATTAGAAAACTAACTCTAAGTCCATACGTTTATGGTAAATATAGGGTCTTTAATCAAATGTTAGACATAGGGACAGGCCTTTCAATCAAGACTACTAATTTCAATTATAAACTCGGTATAAATGCTTTTCATTATCCGAAGTTCTTTTCGGGAATAAAAGCTGACTTAGAGTTTTCAGTAACATATAACTTTTGATTATGGCAAAGAAGATTAACATAGAAACTAACACATCTGCTCTCACAAGGGAAGAACTAGCAACACTTGCTAAAGTTAGTAATGATGTTTTTTACTTTAGCCTTTTCACTTATGTGATACACCCTATGAGGGGAAAGGTAAGATTCGAACTTTACCCATATCAAAAATCGGTTCTGTATAATTTCGTAAAAGAACGTTTCAATATTCTGCTTAAGTTCAGACAGGCAGGTATTACAGAGCTTATTTCTATGTACTGCCTATGGTTGGCAATGTATCATCCTAACAAGAAGATTAACATTATCTCAATCAAGGACACAACAGCAAAGAAGGTACTAAAGAAGATTAAGTTCATGTACAAAAACCTGCCATGGTATTTACAGACACCGATTATTAATGGACGTTCTGGAGAATATGGTTCTGCATCAATGATAGAGTTTGATAATGGCTCATTCATAGAATCTATCCCAACGTCTTCTGAAGCTGGTCGTTCGGAATCTCTATCCTTATTGGTAATTGATGAAGCAGCAGTAGTTAGATGGGCAGCCCAGATTTGGGCAGCCGCTTTCCCTACTCTTTCCACTGGTGGAGCTGCTATCATCAATTCCACTCCTTATGGAGTTGGTAACTTTTACCATTCTACTTGGGTTGATGCTATTGCAGGTGGGAATCCATTTAACCCACTCAGATTGTATTGGCAAATGCACCCAGAACGAGACATTAATTGGTACAATGAAATGTCTTCTGCTTTGGGAACCAAAAGAACTGCACAAGAAATTGATGGTGACTTCTTATCATCTGGAAATACGGTCTTCGACTTAGCTGACATAAAAGCTATCGAAGACTGTCTTAGTGATTATCCGGTTATTAAGAAAAGATTCAATGGTCAATATCGGCAATTCTTAGAACCAGCACCAGATAAGGAATATTTCATTGGTGCTGACGTTTCAACTGGTAGGTCTTCTGACTACTCTGCATTTACTTGCATGGATAAACAAGGAGAAGAACAAGCAGTATTCAAAGGTAGACTTTCAGTAGATAAGTATGCAAGGTTACTTGGAGATACAGGGCATTTGTTTAACTTTGCTACCATTGCTCCAGAATCCAATGATGTTGGATTAGCAGTAACTTCTGCTCTTCAAACTGAAGGTTATCCTAAACTGTATTATTATCAGAAAATGCTTAAGAAGAAAGGTAAATCTAGACCTGAGGTAGATAAATCTCCAGGATGGTTAACTACACAAAAGAACCGTTCTGTTATTGTAGAGGGACTTGAACAGGATATTCGAGAAGATAATATCACTGTTAAAGACCCTTTCTTTGTTCAAGAAGCATATACCTTCATATATGATGGTTTAGGTAGGCCAGTTGCAATGGGTAAGCATAGAGCTAACAACTCTACAGTAGATGTAGACCTAGAAGGGGATGTATATGCAGATGACTCTATATTCGGTAAAGCAATCTGTAATCACATAAGAAAAGGAAAAACTAACGTAATAGTACAACCGAAATGAAAAAGCTCAATTTTAATTGGAGTTGGGGTAGAAAGAAAGACCCACCTCCTGAATCAAACAAGGAGCCAAGCAAGCCAAAAGCTGCTGCTATATCTCCTGGTAGAGTATCAGTAGATGAAGATAACTCTTTACTCAGTACTCTGAAAGGGATGACCGTAATGGTAGATCCTTCTTTTCGTGTTGAAGTAATCCCTTTGATTCGTGATTTATATAAGGTAAATCCGGATATGGGCATTGCTTTGCAGGATATGTTTAAGTTGGCAAACACAGGTCATACGGTAACATTCCCAAATAATTCAGATGCCGAAGCAGATAAGATGAGAAAACATCTTACCGAAGCTACAAAGAAATGGTCCAGGTATACTGCTGGTATAGACGGTCTAGTTAATAAGATGATTGTACAATGCCTTGTTAGTGGAGCTATATCTGTTGAAGGAGTTCCCAATGATAGGCTAGAAGGTTTAGATACAGTCTTATTCCTTAGACCAGAGAACATTGTTTTCAAAAGGGAGAACAATGGAGTATATTCTCCTTACCAGAGGAATAAGAATTACTTTGTTAAGCACCAAGATTATATCAAACTAAACCCAGAAACTTATGTGTATGCTGGTATGTTTAATGATACCGATGAACCTTATGGGATTCCTCCTTTTATGGCAGCATTGGATTCATTAAAAGGTCAACATGATATGAAGGTTAACTTCAAACACATAATGGAGATGGTTGGTATGGTAGGATTCTTGGAAGCTAAGATGACTAAACCAGACCAGAATCCTAATGAAAGCTTACAAGCTTACCAGAATCGTCTTGAACGTACACTAAAGGATTTGAAAAGAAATCTTCGTAATGGCATGAAGGACGGAATAGTAACGGGTTATATTGATGACCATGAGTTTAAACTCAATTCAACTACCAAGGAGCTTGGTAATATTGAGAAACCCTGGAACATGAATCAGCAATCAGTTGCAAATGGTTTGGGAGTTAATGGAAACCTTATTGGAGTTAGTTCAACAACGGGAGAGGGAGCAACGGGTATAATGCTGTCTAAATTAATCAGCCAGTTAAAAAATATCCAAATGCTTGTAACTTATGTATTGGATTTTCTTTATTCTCTAGAACTGCGTCTGGCAGGCTTTGATAATAAGGGAATAAAGATATCATGGGGAACTTCAACTATCTCTGATGAAGTTAAGGTTCAACAAGGTCTTCAGTATAAAATCCAAAACCTGGATTTATTATATAAGGCTGGTATCATTAGCCAAGACCAATATGCTTGGGCAATGGGTTATGATTCTCCTGATGAGAATGAACCAAGAGTTTCACTTGAGGACCAATTTGCTAAAGGCGGTAACTCAGACCCTCAAGAAGGAACTAAGAAGAAGCAAAGGCAAGATGATAAAAATCAATCTGCTCGTAGGTCAAGAGATAAAACTAATCCGGCTCCATCTCGTGGAGACCAAAATACAAAAGCAAGATGAGTAAATTTACTAAAAGAAACAAAGAGCATCTTGATTCAATGGTGATTGGCCAGGGTCATACCATTATGGCTGGGTATATCCCAGAAGCAGTTGGAGCCCAGGCTTTCTCAGAGAATTATTACAAATGGAAGACTCCGACACCGGATACCATTGCTCAATTTGGATTTTGGGGAGGAGATATAGATTATAATACCTATTATCCAAACCTTGATAAATCGGAACTTACTCCGAAGGACGAAGAGTTCATAGAACCAATGTTTAGGTTACTTTCTGAAACGATTGTATCCAAGAACTGGAATCCTACTGACTTTGGTCAGAATGGAGTACTTAAGGCTTCCATGAAAATGTTACTCGGGCAAACAGTAAATTGCGACCATGAAACAAATATTGGTAATGCAATTGGAGCTGTATCTCAAGTAATGTGGCAGGAGTCTTATAAGGATGGAAGCTTTACTATACCTGCAGGTATCAACGGTATTTTGAAGATTGATGGTAAAGCTAACCCAAGAATTGCTAGAGGTATTCTTATGGAACCTCCTTCAATTCATAGTAACTCGGTAACAGTACAGTTTAAGTGGGATAAATCACACCCAGGAATGGAAGATGGTGAATTCTATCAAAAACTTGGTACTTATGACTCTAAAGGTGAAATGGTTCGTAGAATAGTTACTGAGGTAGTTCGATATAGGGAAACATCCCTGGTATCT